ATGAGTGCTATTGTATTTGCTGGACATGGTAGTCAAAGTTTATGGGCTATAGATGAGTTTGTGTTATATAATAGTAACACACATCAAATGGCACAACAAATTAAAAACAAGTTTCCTACACAAAGAATTATAATATATCCAGACCCTGCTGGTAGACAAAGAAAGACATCAGCAATGGGAAAGACGGATATATCAATACTACAAAACGAAGGTTTTATAGTAAAAGCAAGAAAGGCTTCTATTCCAGTTAGGGATAGAATTAATGCTGTAAATAGTTTGCTTATGAATGCTAACAAACAAGTAAGACTGTTAGTTGATCCTAAGTGTAAAATGACAGTAAAGGCAATGGAAAAGATGTCATATAAAGAAGGTACTAACATACCAGACTTAAACAATGACTATAACCACATAAGTGATGCTTTTGGATATGCTATAGAATATCAATATCCAGTAGCCAAGAATAAACAAGCAACACCTCAACCAACTCGCTGGGCAGTAGGGATGGCATAAGGTAAAATATAAGGAAATTATTATGAAAGATTATAATTTAGACAATGGAATGCCAGCCCATAACGAATGGAAAAGAAATATCGAAAGATGGAAATATCTACGAGATTCTTACCAAGGCGGTCTGGCATATAAAAATGGTGAGTACTTACAACGGTACACACTAGAAACAGAAGGCCAATATGAACAAAGAATTGAAAGTACACCTTTAGATAATTTGTGTAAAAATGTTGTACACACTTATACAAGTTTCATATATTCACAACCAATTAAGAGAGACATATCAGGACTTAATCCAGAAACAGTTGGTAAGTTCTTAAAAGATTGTGATTTAGAAGGTCGTAGTTTTGACTCATTTATGAGAGAGGTTAGTATATATTCAAGTGTATACGGTGCTGTATGGTGTGTTGTAGACAAACCAAGTACACCTGTAGTAACACTAGCAGATCAACAAGCAAAGAATATTAGACCATATGTGTCAATGTATTCACCAGAAAATGTTATTGACTGGCATTACGAAAGACAAGAAAATGGAGTATATCAACTTGCCCGGCTGACTCTATTAGAAGAAATATTAGATGAAGATCATGCTATTGTCAAATGTTTTTACAAAGACTATGTTGAAGTTAAGAAAGTAGAAATTAAATCAGGTAAAGAATACATTATACAAGAGTACGAAAACTCATTAGGTATTGTACCAGCATTTCTTGCCTATACAAGTCGTTCTCCTATTAGAGCAATTGGTATTAGTGACATTGACGATATTGCTGATCAACAGAGAGCAATATATGCCGAACTAAGTGAAGTAGAACAACAAATAAGATTATCAGGACATCCTAGTATTGTAGCAACACCTGGCACAGAGTTAAGTGCTGGAGCAGGAGCGGTAATTACTATGGACGAGAACTTAGATCCAGGTATGAAACCATATTTGTTACAAGCAGACGGTAGCGGAGTAACAAGTATATTAGACAGTATCAAAAACAAAGTAAGTGCTATTGAAAGAATGGCACACTTAGAAACAGCAAGAGGCACAAGAACTGCTATGTCAGGTGTTGCTATGCTTGTTGAATCTAGAATACTTTCTCAAAAGTTAAGTGAAAAAGCAAATAATTTATCTCATGCTGAAGAACAACTTTGGACTTTATTTGGCTTATGGGAAGGTACTGAATGGACAGGTGATGTTGTATACCCTGATACATTTGATACTAGAGACCAAACAGTTACTTTACAAAATATTAAACTTGCTAAAGAAGGTGGTATTACTAATCCTAAACTTCTTCAAGCAATGGACAATATAGTTGCTGAAGTGTTAATTGAAGATGATGAAGATAGAAAACAAGTGTTAGAAGCAGAACATCCTGTTACAACACCTGCTAACAGAACAGAGCATATCCAAACTATGATTATGGAAGGATATACAGATGAACAAATGTTAGGGTTACATCCAGAAATAACACAAGAAGACATTCAAGTAGCAAAGCAGGCCCTAGTAGATCAGGAAAATTAATATGCTAAATCAATTACAAGTAGAGAGAATCAATGAGCATAGTATTAAAGAGAGTAACAAAGAGTCCTTACACATTTAGACCACATTGGAGTGTAAACAAAGTACAAAATCCAGGGTTTGCTGTTAAGGACAGAGATTTAGCATACAGGCACTTAGAAGATAGTAATTTAAGTGCTAATTGGTTATGTGAAATAGGCAGTGACATAGGCCGTAGTACAGCATGGTTAAGCAATATAGCACAGAACATAGATGTGTATGAACAGGACACAAGTTATATTGAAATATGTAAACAACAATGTTACAGACACCAAAAGCAATACGGGCCAATACGGAATGTTAACTGGTTGGAAGTAGAAGATATAAGTATTACACAAGTGTTAGAAACTTTACCTAAGCATTATGATGCTATAAAGTTACAAACAGTTGGAGTAGCACAATATGTTCCATTAATGCTACAAAAACTAAAACCCAATGGTTTCCTGTTATTAAAAGAATACGGAAGCCAAACAGAGAAGCAAGAACTAGTACAAATGTTACAATATCAGTATAATATGACTTTATCGAGGCATGAATTACAGTTATTCGTAGCAAAACATAAATAACAATAGTAGGAGAAACTATATGACTGACGAGACTCAGGTAATGGAAAACACATCCACAGCAGATGCTGAAACAGTGGTAAATGAGGAAATTGTTTCAAAAAACTTTTCTCAGGAACAATTAGATAAAATTGTTGAAGATAGGTTGAGAAAACAGCGATCAGCCTTAGAGAGAAAATATGCTGGGGTCGATGTAAGCAAATACAATGAACTTGTAGAAGCAGAAGAGACCAAACAAATGGAGGCCAGAAAGGCTAAAGGGCAATTCGAAGAAATTTTGAAAGAAACCGTTAGCAAAAAGGACAGTGAAATTAATGCTATGAAGCAAGAATTACACAAGGTCAAAGTAGATGGTGCCGTTATTAATGCCGCTAGTCAATTTAAAGCAATCAATCCAGAGCAAGTTACTAGATTGTTACAAGATCAAGTTAGATTAAGTGACACAGGACAAGCAGAGGTAGTTGATGCTACAACTGGACAAGCAAGGTATAATGACAAAGGTGAACCATTAGAGATTTCTGAACTTGTAGGTGACTTTATGAAAGCCAACCCACATTTCGCATCCGCTACTCCCGGAGGTACAGACAGTAGAAGTAATATTACCTCTACTAAAGTGACTGGACTTAATCTATCTGAAATGGATATGAGTAACCCAGATCACAGAAAAATTTATGGCGAAGCCAAGAAATTGGGGAAACTATAAGTTATTTTAACAACCATAAATCTTAAGGAGATAATAATATGGCTTATGTAAATGAATATGGCTCAGGTATTAACCTAGATGCTATGGTGGTTCCTGTAAAAGCGGCAACAGTATATGCGGCTCATGAATCATCACTATACTTAGGCGGACAATTGGTACCAATGATACAAGTACCAGCAGGTTCGGCTTCAGCACAAGTTCCACTAATGGGTTCTGTAACTGCTACTACTGTAACAGCAAGTGGCGGAGAAACAGATCCAGGTGTAGACTTTGCTTCAACTTTAGCAACTAACACTAAAAAAACAATCGCTTTAGACCTCCATGCGGCTAGAACTGTATTAAGAGACCTAGGCGGAATTGACACAGACGATATGGGTAGAATTCTTGGTAATTCTATTGCTACTGCTTTTGATAAAGCAATCACTGACAAAATGGAAGGATTAACTTATCAAGCATCAGCAGGAGCGGCAAACACACTAACAGCAGTTGAAATTTCAAATGCTGTAGGTACTATTCGTGGTGCTGGTGAAGGTGGAGATTTATTTGGAATCATTTCAACTGATGCTTATGGCTCATTAATGAGCAACATTGGTTCAACAGCATTTGCTGGTGGTGACTTCCAAACTTCAGCAATGAGAAACGGATACTTTGGTTCAATCGCAGGTGTTCCACTATTTGTATCATCATACTTGAATGATGCTACTTGGGGTACAGTTGGTAAAGATCCAGGTGCTGTAATCATGTCTAGAGATGCTATGAAAGGTGCTGTACAAGGCGGAGTTAAAGTAGAAGTTGCTCGTAGACCAGAAGCAGTTGGTTTTGATGTTGTTGCATCATTAGCCGCTGGTGTTGAGGTAATTGACTCTACTCGTGGTGTATGGATTGGACAATAATTCTTAGGAATTATTAAAGTTTTTTGTGAGGGGTATTTTATCCCTCACATACACTAACAATAGGAGATTACAATGGCATTGTTTACAGAAGCGGATATAGTAGAACTAGTTCCAGACATACTTGAGTATGGTATCCAGGACTTTAGTGATGATATTGCCCGTACTGAAGAAGACATTTATCGTCTACTTAGAATACAGTGGTGGGTACCAATTGCTAAAAGATCAGGTGATATGGATACTACTAAACTAGATCCAACAGAACTTAAACGAAGTTGTGTTTATCACTGCCTTGCTTACTTTATATTTCCTAAACTATCTAAATTTGAAGTCGATGGCGACAGATTTACAAGCATGATGGATTACTATAAGGCTAGATTTGATGAAGAATTTAATTTAGCAATTAGAGAATTACATTATGACTTTGATGGTTCAGGTACATTTGAAGACAGCGAGATAGTACACAACGAAAGTAGAAGGTTAGTAAGATAATGAGTATTAGAAATAGTATAGCGGAAAATATAGTAAGTGTTTTACAAAATGCTACAGACCCACAGTTTGTATTTGTTAGTAGAGCACCTATAGATCCAGGTAGACTATCTAATGCTCAATATCCATGTGTATATGTTCAGACACTAGATGAAACTAGAGAAGACGATACTATGGGTGTAGCAGGCGGCACAACACAACGACAAGCAGAATTAACTGTTGGTCTTAGTTGTTATGTTAAATCAAGTGAGGAGATGATGGATGTAGCAAGAAACAATGCTATAGAAAGAGTCGAGGAGGTACTTGATGCTGACAGAACAAGAGGTGGTGTTGCTTGGGACACACAACTAACATCTGTTACAGTAGGTAATGATATTGAAGAAACTATTGGATTAGTACAACTTAATATTCAAGTATTATACAAATACACAACAGGAGAAGCATAATGGGAATCGACAGAAACCTAATAAAAGACAAACAGGAATCAAACAAACCAAAGACTGATTCAGGCGAGGTGAAGTTGAAACCTGTTAAAGAAACAATTAAAAAAGAGATAGAGTCTGTTGAAGCAGAATCTAAATCTTCAACCTCAGATAAAGGAGAATAGATATGGCGACATATACAGGAAAATCTGGTGTTCTTAAAGTACATGATGGAAGCGGACTAAAAGCAGTTGCTGAAATTAGATCTTTCACAATGGATGCTACAATGGACACTATTGAAAATACGGCTATGGGTGCTACTAATAACAGTAGAACTTATGTGGCTGGTTTAGAAACAGCGACTTTTACTGCTGAAATTCTATATGCGGCACAAGAGAATTCATCTAACTCTGATACAATCCCAGCATTGAGATTAGGATCAGAAGCAGTTGCTTTCGAAATGTACCCAAGTAGTACTACACAAAGTGCTACACCAGTAAACACAGTTATAAGCGGAAATTGTATTATTACTGGTTACTCAATTTCATCAAGTTTTGATGACATGGTAACTGCTACAATCTCAGCACAAGTAACTGGCGATTTAGCATACGGCGATGCTTAATTAAAATGATCCAGGTTCGAGTTAGTTCGCCAGACAAGGCTATTAAAGGATTGGCAAAAGATATTAGTCAATTTGTTGATGGTTTTACTGACGACTTGCTTAAGAACTTAAAAAGTAAACAACGAGCAACACCAGGTTCAGGTAAGACACCTTACAAATCTGGTCGGGCTAGTTCGGGCTGGAACAAAAAAGCAAATGGCACTATACAAAATAAAGTGCCATACATAAGTCGTTTAGAAAACGGCTATAGTAAAGAACAGGCCCCAAAAGGGTTTGTAAAACAATCAATTAATAAAACGATCAAACAATCTCAAAGGAGAAACAAATGAGTGTATTAGACAATGCCAAAAAACATTTTGGTGACAAAGTATCAGGCGGAATGAAGTCTTACTGGTGTGATGAATGGGAAACAGAAATTTACTATCGTCCAGTTAACAGTTTTGCTGTAGAAACAAAAATTATTGAATTAACACAAAAAGGTAGAAGTGTAGAAGCACTAGTAGAAACACTATTGCTTAAAGCACTAGACAAAGATGGTAAGGCATTATTTGCTAGAGCAGACAAGGCTACTTTTATGAACCAAGTTGATCCTGCTGTAATTACAAAAGTAGTAACAGCGATTAACTCAAACGATATTGTAGAGTATGAGGCTGTAGAAAAAAACTAAGAGAGGACAGGGATCTTCAACTCGTGATGCGAATAGCAAAAGAGTTAGGCAAAAGTGTTGAAGAAGTTTTCCAGTTCTCTGTCCTAGAAGTAAATTTATGGTTAGCATACTTTAAACTGGAACAGGAGGCCACTAAGAATGCCACAGCAAACAATAGAAATCGTCGCTAAGGATAAAACCCGGGCGGCACTGGGTAATGTTGAAAAGCGATTAAAAAGAATAGATAAAACAGCGGCTAACACTACCAAAAGTTTTGGTGGTATGGGTGGTAAAATAGCGGCTCTAGGTGCGGCACTAGGAACAGCACTAGGAGTTAAGAGTATTATAAGTGTAAATGCTCGTTTCCAAGACCTGCGAACTACACTAGCAAGTGTAACAGGAGGAGTTCAGCAGGGTGGGGAGGCATTTAAGTTTATTGAGAAGTTCGCTACCAAAACACAATTTAGTGTTGAAGATTTAACAACAACATATATCAAATTACAAACAGCAGGCTTACAACCTACAGAAAAGTTATTAACAACTTTCACAGATGCCGCGGCTGTTACAACAGACCAACTAGGTTCACTACAAGCCATTACAGACTTGTTTAGTAGAACTACACAGGGTGGTTTAGGCTTAGAAGAAATTAACAGACTTACTGATAGAGGTATTCCAGCACTTGAAATCTTAAATGATAAACTTGGTTTATCAAGAATGGAAATATCTGAATTTGGTAAAACTGCCGAAGGGGCAAGAATAATTACAGATGCCTTAGCAGAAGGTATTAATGAACAGTTTGGTGGAGCAACACAAAACAGATTAGCAAACTTGTCAACAAGAATGTCCAACTTGAATATTGCTATGGACAGTTTCAAAGATAAAGTTGGCACGGAAATGAATCAACCATTAGGTGAATTCTTAGAAAAAATTACAAATGGTATTGTAAACTCAGATGAACTAGCAAGAACAATAGGTAATGTACTAGGTAGTGCTGTATCAGGCATTAGTGTATTATTTGATCATGCGGCACAAAATGCTGACAAATTAACTATTGCTTTTGGAGTACTAATTGGTTTTGCCGGAGCGGCAGGATTGTCCAAAGCATTAGGCACAGCCAAAAAAGCCGTTATAGCATTAAGTGTTGCTATGAGAATGAATCCTATAGGACTAATGGTTACAGCAGTAGCGGCCTTAATTGGAGCACTAGCATTTGAAAATGGTTTAGGTAAAACACTAGCACAAGTAAAAGCGGCAGTTGATGTACTAGGTAGAGCATTTGGTACCTTTACACAGTTTATTAGAGACAAAGTAGCAAACATAATGAACAAACTGAAAGAAGTATTCTTAGGTGTTGTTGAAGGTGCTATTAGTTTACACAATACAATAGCAGACTTGTCATTTGGTGCTATGGATAGATTTGAAGGAACAGCAGAAGATCTAACAGGTGTTATTGTCGACCTTGGTAAAGAAGGTCTAGAATATGCGGCAGGTGCCGCCGATGACTTAAAAAATGCTATAGTAGATGCTATACCAGAAGAAGTAATTGATGTAGCAAATGAACTTACTGATGCTATTGCAAATGCCGGAGCGGCATACGAAGAAGGACAAAAAGAAGCAGAGAAGTTCTTAAGAGTACAAAAGAATTTAGACAATGCTTTAGCAGGTCCTATTGTAACAGGCGGTGGTGTAACACTAGCAGGAAAAGGTGACTCTCAGGCTCAAGTTGCTGAAATGGAAAGAAAAATTGCGGCTGAAAAAGCCATTGAAACTGAAAAAGCAAAAGCAAAACAAATATTTGATGCTCTTAAAAGTCGTATTAACAGTACAATAGATGCTCTTAAAACAGAGAGAGAAACAGAAGTTGATCTACACAATCAAAGAATAGGCGATATCAGAGAATTCTTTAAAGGTAGTTTACACGAACAAAGACGAGGTCAAGAACTAGCAAGAAAAGAACAACTTAGACACGAAAAAGCAATGGCTCAAATTAGAAAGAGCCAAACAACTGCTCAAGTTGATATATTTAAATCAGGACAGTTTGCTCAATTAGATCTAAGTGAAATGACAAACGACCAGTTAGTAGACTTTACTAAACAGGCTGGTATGGATGTGTTAAATTCAATGGCACAACAAAACAAAAAAGCATTCCAATTACAAAAAGCACTAAACATATCAATGGCAATAATGAATACTGCTAAAGGTGTTACTAATGCTTTAGGATCAGTACCGTTTCCATTCAACTTAGCAGTAGCAGGATTGATAGGAGCCGCTGGTGCTGTACAAATTGGTGCTATTGCTAGTCAACAATATTCAGGAAGAAGATTTGGTGGACCAGTTAGTAACAATGATAGTTACATAGTTGGTGAGAATGGTCCGGAACTGTTTACACCAGGAGCAACAGGAAGAATTACAGCAAACGAAGGTATGATTAGTGGCGGACAAACAATTAACTTTAACATTACAGCAACAGATGCCAAAAGTGTAGACGAATTAATTGTACAGAGAAAACCAATGATAGTAAATATGATTAGACAAGCAACACAAGAACGAGGCAATAGGCCAAACTTTTAAGGAGAAATTATGTCAGGAACATTTCCAAGCACACAAGGTTTTAGAGGCCTAGATTTTAAAAATAATCAACCAAATTTAGTAAGTGTATCTGTAAGTGGCAGAAGACAATCAAAAAGCCAAGGAGCACAATTCTTTAGTTTTACAGTACAAACACCACCAATGGATGTAGATGACCATAAAAAAGTAATGGGCTTCATGGCAAGTCAACAAGGACAGTTTGAAGCATTCCAAATAGTATTACCAAATTTAAGTACACCTGTAGGAAGTGTTACAAGTAACACACTAGTAGTAAATGGAGCACAAACGGCAGGCGATAAAACTATACCAGTAGATGGCGGAACTGCTAGTGCTAGTGGATATTTAAAAGCAGGTGACATGGTTAGATTTATAGACACAACAACAGCGGCCAATAATGTAAAAACTTATATGGTTACAGCAGACTTAGACTTAGATGGTACAGGTGCTGGTACACTTAACATAGAGCCAGGACTTATTGATGGTGTAGACAATAACAGTACAATGGAAACTAACAATGTACAGTTTACAGTCTTTATGACAGGACAAACACAAGAGTACAGCACAGGATTAAGTAGTAAAACACAGTTGGAGTTTGAGGTAAGGGAGGCATTTTAGATGTCAAGAAGTTTACCTACAGCAATTACAGACGAATTAGAAAAAGATAGTTTAAAGTACATTGATCTAATTGAAGTACATTTTGATAGTGCTGACGGAGGCACTAAATTCTTAACCAACGGTCCATATCCTGTATCATTATCTACAAGCACAAGCAGTGGCTCACAAACATATCAAGCAAATGGTGAGTTTCTCAGTTTTGAAATGGTTAACGAAACTGACGAAGCAAGAGTTAACGAAATAAACATTATCCTATCAGGTGTAAGCACAACATTTACAAACTTATTTTTAAACAACGATTATGTTGAAAGACGAATTGTTATATACAGATCATTTAGAGATTCAAACAATGCGGCTATTGATTCACCTGTTATGTTGTTTGACGGAGAGATTAAAAACTTTGCTGTAAATGACAAACAAGACACAAGCGAAGTAGTAATAAAAAGTGCTAGTGTGTTTTATAACTTTGATGACACAAATGGTAGAAGAACTACAGAAGCAAGTCAACAAAGACATTAC